TATCCCTGATGTACCATCAGCACCATCGTTACCATCATTTCCATCTACTCCTGATATCCCTGATGTACCATTAGAACCAGAGGATAGTGAACTTAGATCTATGTTAACCAAATCACCACCAGAAGTTGTGAATATTAAGTTTGATGTATTCTCGTTGAAGCTAGCTCCCACAAATTCGTCACCCGTTGATGAACCTCCACCGCCAGCTACTTTTCTCCATAGCCTAATGTCGGAACCGTTTATTTTAACTACTTCAGAAAAAGTGTTGTTTGAACTACTGTAGCTAAACTCTGTGTGTGATTCTATACAAACATAAAGTGATGTTGTACCATTATCGCTTATTATATAAGTGAATTGACCTGATTTAAAGTCTTGGGGTATCCATTTTATTATCTCTAACGTCTTTAAATTATCGTCTAGCTCGTTATGTGTTAATGGTCTGGATAGGTTTGACCTGAGTATTAAATTTGACATATCTTTTTTTAATTTCTATAACTTTATTGTTACTCTATATAAATAGTTATTAATTATATAAAACACGTTAGGTTATTTACTTTATTATAAATAAAAAAATAATAGCCCCTTAGATTTATCGCCTAGGGTCTATTTTCTATCCATAACTGCGTCTATCATCCCATATTTTTTAGCTTCATCAGATTTCATCCAGTAGTCCCTCTCAGAGTCTTTATAAACTTTACTATATTTCTGACCACTGTGTAATGATATTATATCGTACAATTCCTTTTTAAGCTTACCTATTTCTCTAGCAGTTATCTCTATGTCAGTAGCTTGTCCTTCAGCACCACCTAGTGGTTGGTGTATCATGACTCTTGAGTGTGGTAGTGCATATCTCTTACCTTTGGCACCTGCACATAATAGTACTGCACCCATTGATGCGGCTAAACCAGTACATATAGTGGATACTTCTGGTTTTATATACTGCATAGTATCATAAATCCCTAGACCAGAATATACTGAACCCCCTGGCGAATTTATATATATTTGGATATCTCTATTTGGGTCCATAGATTCTAAAAACAGTAGTTGAGCTTGAATTATGTTAGACACTTGGTCATTTATACCTGTACCCAGGAATATGACTCTTTCCATCATTAGTCTGGAAAACACGTCCATTTGAGTTACATTCATTTCTCGTTCTTCCATGATGTATGGTGTGACAGAACTTTTAAAGTTATTAAGTGATTCTGATTTTATACCCATATGCATTGTGGCATATTTACTAAATTCTTTACCTAGATTCATGTTTTTTTGTTTTTTTATAATTAAATTTATTTATACAAATATAGTTTTATTTATTGGTATAACCAATAGATTCTTTAAAAATAGTGATATGTTCATCATTAATTTCTGAACGTAACTTTTCCTCAAATTTGGATATAGAATAAGCACTACTAACATTTAACCCAAACTCACCATTACGCATTTTTTTATCAACCCTATCCATTATATTGTGTAAATCGTCTGTTATCTGAATATCATTTAAGCTGGCTGCGTCAAATGTTATGGTCATATAAGACGGTGTCACTAAATAGGTCTCCAATATTTTACCACTTACGTTTCTTATTTCTAATAACCCCCCAATATTACGTACATTTTTATTACTTATTTTAACCACAGCTTTATATTTTTTACGTAAATGTCTTTTTATAGAACTAATTAAAGAATTTTTAAGATAATAAACCCCTGTTGATTCGGTGCTATAGGTTAAAGATTCAAAAATTTCATCAAAAAAATTGACTAATTTAGTCGAAAAACCTGGTTTTAAGGTGATACCATAAATCTCTTCTAGGTACATAGCTTTTTCGATTATATATTTTATATGTTTTAAATCAAAGCCTCTTAGTGCATCTCTGTGCTTGGATATAAAGTTCATACCCCAAGCCCTTGTATAACCATTAGAAAAAATTATATTCCCATCATTATGGAATTCTTCTGTAGGGTTGGTGGGTATTACGTTATTATAGATTTCTTCTGTTGAAGTTATGTCAGTCCAATTGTAACCTAACTTATTATATATGGATAGGTTATCCATATCAACCCCCTTAAATCTTAACGCTTTTTTTACTATATCTGGGTTATTTATGTAATTTATGTCTGATATATAATCAGCTATATCCATACCTCGATACAACTTCTTATTAAATCTAAATGTCTTCGCTACATTAATAATATCATTAGTATTATAAGTTATTTCGTATTTGGATAAAAATCTACTTAATACGTACCTAGTTAAGATGTCTTTATCATCACCAATCTTACTTGATATTTTGTAGTTTGGTTGGGTGTTTCTGATTAGAGTAGTTAAGATTCTATTTAATTCTTCTGAACCGAATAGTGTCGAACTAAGCAATTCTCTTATTAAAAATATAATGCGGTCATTAACTATATTTACCCTAACATAATTAGGTCTATTGTTATTACTATGATATATGCTAAACCCTGGCTCGTTTCTGTTTAACGTTAAACTAGTATATTCTTTTATCTCATCTATTAGTTTATACTGCTCATAACCGTTTTTAAATTTTCTGGGGGTAGCTGATTTATGAGTTACATACTTTTTAAGTATTACCTTGCCGACCTCTAAATCTTCTTCTACAACTATTGTCTCTCTGTGAACACTAGCATCTATTCGGTTCTTCATACCGTTATTAAAGGTTTCTTGGTTAACAAGAGTTTGACTCTTAATGTTGGTACCATCATCAATAATTAAGTATAAGTTCTCGACGCTTATCTTATCTAATAAGGTTAAGGAGGGTTTGGTATCATTGACCTTCATTTTCAGATTTTTTTGGGTTTATATTTGAGCTATAGACAAAATCCCCATCCGAATTTATACCATCTATACTAATAACCCCATCTTCAAGTAAAACGTTAAAAGATTCTTCTATTATAATAGACTGAGCCTTATCTAGGGTATTAGTTAGTTGATCTGGTGTTATATGGTGATAACCATCTTTTTCATGGTTACTCTCTAAAACTTTTGTCAATAGATTAGATACGAGTTCACGGTCCATAAACACACCAGAACGACCGAAAAAGTCTTGATCGTCCAACAAACTCATTACATACTTTAAATATTCTTTCATACCACGAAAGTATGAATAAATTTTTATACCACCAAATTATCTCCGTAGTTTTTTTCGATATCAATTATATCTCTCTTTTCCCACATAGGTATTTGATTATAATAAATTATAAATTCTCTATACTCTTCACGAGTAATAGCGAATGATTCTATCTCCGTATCTTCAAAGATACTATTTTTTTTACTATTAAAATAAAGACTACCCACCCTAGAATTATGTTCATTATCAGAATTTTGTATCTGATTTACTGCTAAATATTGGTGGTCACCATCTGGTGATATAAAATATATTTTAAACGTATTATTGATATAATCACTAACGCTAAATTTACAAATGAACAAGTTGTTCATCTCTATTAGTTTATTTACGAAATCTACCATCTTTTTTGGTTTTTTAGACTATTTATTATTACTTGTGAGTATAATAAGACTTCAAATATAAATACATTAAATTATGGGAAAAAGAGTAATTTTTACAGAAAAACAAATAAAAATGATAGCCGAGGCTGAGGAATCTAAGATGAGAGATATTGATCTAGAGGATACATTAGCCAAACAGTTGGGTGATGATGATAGCGATAGAAGAATTGAGTACCCAAATAATGATGAAGAGGTGATTGATGTGGATAACGAAGATATTGATACGGATGTAGATACGTCTATGGATGTTGAGCCTGAAGCTGATAGTGATATAGCTATGAAAGACCTAAAGGGTGCTCATGAATTGTTGGAGTATTTAGATAAAATGGAGGAAGCTAAGTCTATTTTAAGTAAAGTAGCCGCTAAAGAAGATGACGATAAACTTAAATCTAGAATATATAGTCATTATGAGAAGGCACAGAAATTAGTTTTCGAACTAATAAAGGAATTCGGTATAATTCACTAACATTATATCAACAAAATTAGTATTAAATTTTAAAAACAATGTACGTGGCGTCTAATTTGGGCGCCACTACTTTTTAGTATACCTAGGTTTTATCTGGTACTAACCCTGGACATCCAACGTCTGGATATACCGTGATTATCTTCTAACGAATCATAAACTCGCCTTATAGTTTCGTGTGTTGGGTCATTAAAGAATATAAAATTATTTAAGTTGTTCGAATAACTAAAATTTTTAATAGTATCGTTTAATCTTTGCGAATCTGAGCTATTCTTTAGTACGAATACATCTATAAATTCATTTTCAAAGTACTCTATAACTAACTTATTATTTATAGATATAACCACTTTAGTTTCATTACCTAACAAAAACTTTTTAACTATACCCTTAAAGTCGTAAACTACCCCACTATTTTTGTGTTTAAATTTCTCCTCTATAGTATACGGTCGTATTTTCTTTATGATAAAATCTCCGTTAGTTTTAACTTTAACAAGGGCACCCATGTCGTTTCTAAAATGTTTTATTGACGTACCCTTTTTAGGACCAGTTAACACTAACTCGTAATCGGTTTCATTACCCAACCAATCATACTCCTTAGGGAAGTAACTACTGTTAGTATCCAAAGCGTCTTTATATAACTTTAATGACTCCGAGTACGTTCTAGCCGAACCAACAATTTTAACTCGCTTACCAGAGTTGTATAAAACTATTTTATAGGGTTTGTTCATATAACCTACTGTCGCTTTATTACGAATACAATATCACCTATTATAATATCAAAACTTTTCCTAGATTTATAACCTAAACCAGTTTTGTTCATATGTCTATATACCTCTTGCTGTAGACTCTCATGATTATCGGATGACAACCTTAGTTCAATCTTTATACTAGACTCAACATCGATCTTACCAGTAATACTTTTAGTTATATCGTTAAGGTCTTTTAGTCTCATATATATTTAAATACTTTATTTATAAACTTTTTGAATTTAACCCACCTACTAGGTTCTTCTTTGATGTAAGTGTTTATATCGTTAATCTTGTCACCTAAACCGTTTTTAATTTGTTTTATATAGTTTGATTTATGTCTGTCAATATCTAACCTGTCTTTCTTTAGCTCCCTTTCGTAACTCCTATAAGCTCTATCATCTTCCATATTATTTCTTTATATGTATTGTGAAGTCTTCATTCCCTAGATAACCATATAATAAATCAACTTTACCTATTTTAGATAGTAGGTTATGGATCTGATCCTTATCATATGTATTTAAAGGGTGTAAACCACTTTCTTTTGTTAAAAAGTTAAACGCGACACCTTTGTTGGCTTTGTCGTAAGATAGTTTAACGACATTGTATATCTGTTCTAAGGTGGTGTTTACAGTGAACACGCCTGAACCAATTATATAGTCCACATCATTTACACTATTTATATCCCCCGAAACTCCAACCATAAAATTTTTATCTGGGTATAAGGATTTGGCCTTATCTATATAGTTTGGATTTATATCAATACCTAAGTAGTCTATGTCTTCTAACCCAACTTCTTTTATATAGTCGTTTAAGTGACCTAATCCACAACCATAATCCAATACCTTATCATTATTCCGTATTCCAATACGGAATAACGCCTCAAACCTACCATACTGGTTATCCCTATCTGTCCACCCAACAGAGCTGGGGTTTGTCACATCAAAATGGTTTAGATAAGTGTTGTAAAACTCTATTAATTTATTGCTCATTCGGTAATTTTGATTCTATTAATAATTCAAGTAGGTATATATGGTATATAACACTGGATATAAATGCGGCATCAAATATAGTAAATATAAAGTACCTTATTGTGTCTGGGGTGTAATTATTAACGTATTCAATGTATAGTATCTTTGATGGAGAAAAACCTAGACCTATACTAAATAATAACCCTACCCAAAAACCAGTACACATCATACAGTTAATTAATTTACCTAAGTAATTAAGTTTTTTCGTTAATGTCTCTCTGATTGGTTTAAATATCTTACTCTGGACTATTATGGTTGACACACCATAACAACCTATTATAAAATATAATACATCAAACAATATCATTTTAACTATTTTCTATTTCTAATTCGTTACCCTCATCGACTTCTTCAGTTTCTAACACCTCATCGTTTTCTGCCTCAATAACTGATTCATTTTCTAGTTGAGGGTCCTCTTCTTCTGACTCTAGTTTAGTTTGGGGGTTAGGTTTGGGTAGTACAGATAAAGGGGTCTCAAAAGATAGAGAAGTCAATTCTTCATAATCTAACTTACCAAAAATATCTTTAAGTTCAGATATCTTCTGTGTGAAAAGTTCTTGTTTCTTTTCTAGATTCACGTTATACTCTATAATCTCAACAAACATATCGTAAAGCTCTTCTAGGGAGGATTTTTGAGAATACATTACGTAATAATTAAATCCTGTTTCTTCAGAAACTTTTTGTTTCTTGACTTCAACTCCTTCTTTTATGTGTTCGTCTAATATATTCCATTTAGGGTTCAACCAATAGTCGATAATATTAACACCCTTATTTACCCTTAAACCAATTAAGTTTTCGGGGTAGTTCTTAAACATTTGATCTATTTTCATAATTTAATTCCGTTTATGATACTTGTAATTACGTATGATACCGACATACCTAAATAAACTAATTCACGTATTGTTAATTTAAATTTTACTGGTTCTGAACTTAAAATGTTTCTTATGAACGAAAATGAGTGTCTGATTATGACTAAAATAGATAACACTAGTGATAATAATAACACTTTATTTAATAACGATATAATTACTTCCATACCTTTTTTTTATAAAAGTACTAATAATATTTCGTATTATCAATGATTCTTCAGAAAATACTTGTCCATAGTTTTAAATATCTCACAAAATAAATCGTAATCTGATTTAGTTTTAGGGATATCCATTGTCATAGTATCCTCCCAAGAGGTTATTAGTTTTGCGTTTAGCGTATTAGTTTTCTTAGGGTTATCATAAAATATATCAGTAAAGTAATTTAAGAAATAATAATAGTGTTCCCCTTTAGATTGTAGGTATATATTTTCTTTAGCGAAATTATTTATATTATTACTCCAACACCAGTTAAAGTGTGATAATAGCGCGTTTTGGTTATCTATGGTGTCGTCACCTAAATAGGTATCAATTATTAAATACGTTAAAGATATACTAAACTCCTTAAATAGGTCAACTCGCTCAGAACTTATATTGTTAATTGTGTTAAGATAAGTTATCTGTTCTTGAGTTAGCTCTTTCGAGAAGTAATCCATGAATTTATTTAATTTGTTTTTATCCATATTAGGGGTTATATATAATAAATAAGGGCCTCTTATGCAAGAGGCCCTTATTTATTTAGATATGTTAAAATAAATCATAAAATACCTTTTTTACTAACGCTCTTTAAGAACATTTCGTTCTCATTAACTAAATTAGTTTTTCTTTCCACGTTTATAACTTCTTGTTCGTAAGAGAACATTTTTTTAATCTTATCTAACTCTTCGTTAACCTTACCATTCTTAGTAGTTTCTTCTTCTTCCTCTTCGGTTGATATAGGTCTTGAAGTATAATCTTTATCTGCATTACCCTGGTTTTCTTTGGCTGCATCAAATATCTTCTCACCAGCTTTGCTTTCATTATCTATGTTAGCTTCAGCCCCAAGGGTTTCTTCGTCACGCTTAACTGAATGTCCAGTCTTAACTTCCATCTCAACTCTCTCCTTATACTCATCAGAAGGTTCGTTAGTGTAATCTAGGTTTAAAGCATTTTTATAACCTAAAGATGATTCTTTAGCCTCTACGTCTGATTCTGTCTCCATTTCTGGTGAGAATTTTTGGTTTTTTAAGTTATCTACTTTTTCTTCAGTTGATTCTTGTGATTCTTCAGCGTCTTTAATACCCTCTTCACCTTCTTTCTTGGCATTCGTTTCGTTTTCAGCGTCAACAAATTTACCTTTTATTGGTTCAAACTTAGACAGCTCTGCTTCTTCTAGGAAGTCTTCATCGCTATCCATGTCTAATGTAGACATCTTTTCGATATTCTTTAAGTCACTCATCGTTGGTTCTTTCTCATCAGAGAAATCGTCTTCAGTTTCGCTTTTTCCATCACTTTTACCTTCTTTTCTATCCGTATAGTCTTGGATAAAGTTTCGTTTCTTATCAACTTTAGGTTCCAATTCACTTACGGTGTCTAACGCGTTTAATAAAGCGTCTTCGTTATTCAACCCGCTTTTGTCTAGAAACCCTCTTTTAGCTGGTGATGTTAATAACAATAATATACTTTGGTTACCACCTTTAGAGAATAACCTATCGTAGTATTCTATATGGTTCTCTTCACCACTTTTCTGTATGAAATCTATAAACTCATCCGCATCAGCATTAGCGCTAGACGCAAATGATCTAAAATAAGCATTAAACATTTCTTTTATTGTATCTGGTGCTAGAATCTTAGCGACATTACCTAATGCGACTTCAATACTATTCATAAATTGGTTAAATTGCCTCAATTCGGTTTCGTATTGTTGCGAATCTGATTTAGTTTTAACAGCTTCGTCTGACAATTCTTCAATAGTTTCAGGTAATTCTTGAGCCATTGATTTTTCCTTTTCGTCACTACTATGACCAAAAGTTTTGTGAACTAGATTATCTAAGTCTTTGTGAAATTCGTCTTCTTTATTAACTTCTTTTTCTGGCGCTTCCATTTCATTCATTATGAAATCGAATACTTGGTCCATACTTTCTTTAGATGTAGCAATGTGATCTTGTGCCCAATCATGACCATTATCTAAAAGCTCTTGTACTTTAGTTTCGTCAAGTGCTAATAATATATCAGACTGTCTTCTCATCTGTTCTAAATTAGAAAAAAACATATACCTTTCATCATCCTCATTAATGGCTGCTCTAGCATTATCTTCTATAGGACCTTCAGATGTAGTTTTTGAGGCATTACAATACTCAGTTATGTATCCTTTCATTTCGTTGGTACAATCACTTTCGTCAGTACTCATAGTACAAGATTTGATCATTTCCAAACATATATCCGAATCTTCCATCATACTTCTACATTGCCCTTCATAGGTCTCACCTTCTTCAATTGTTTCTGGTAAAAACCCTTCTTTAACCAAAGTTTCGTACATGCATTCAGCAAGATCTTTATTTTCCATTATGCTGTCCATGCATTTAGATGCTAACTCAGCGGTTAATTTAATATTTTCCATTTTATCGGTATTTTCTAGTATATTATATTTTAGTTCTATTGACTCGTCTAATTTTTCTGGTATAGAGTCTTCGTCTAATCCCATCTCTTCGGCCTGTGTTATGTATTTACCTCTGATTAATTTGGCTACGTGTTCTGGTGAACTCTTGCTTTCTTTAGCAACGTGAGAACAATAATCATAACAATTATCACACATATCTTCTTTTGTCTCACCAATCAATTTAATTGGTTTATCTAAAGCGCCTTGTGAACAGTAAGGGAAAGCCAAACATTTAGGTTCTATACTTACGATTTTACCTCCGTTGTACGCAGTACCTTGTTTTAGATCAGCCCCGAACCATTCCATTAAATCACCTTCGGTAACCATTTCACCTTCGTTGCTATATATATGTTCTTCAACATACCCTTGTGGTGGTTCAACTACAGTACCAACACCATCAGCATTTTTAACATTCTTGTCAGCCCAGGTGTAGAATAATCTGCTATTCAATTTCTTTTTATTTATCACACTTAATGGTCCTATAAAACCACCGTATGTTGGGCTACCTGGTACTCCAAGTGTGGACCCTAAAGATACTGATTCATTAAGTTCTATCGTCTCTTTAATTTTATTTAATAAATCCTGTTTTTTCATTAGTTAGCTGCGTTTTTTAGATCGTTAGCCCAGAAAGCTCTTCTAGTCCATAATTGTTTGTATAGTTGAACTAGTACGTTTCTACTTATTTCAACAACCTTATTTTCTAAATCTTTATCACTTTTCACAGTGTCTTTGAACGTATCCTTAACAATATTCTTAACTCTAGTCTCAAACTGGGAACTACGGTTTATTTCTAAGAAATCTTTAATCTCTTTTTTAACCATAGATTTTATACCATCTTTATCGGTTTTAGTTAACTCTTCGTTAATCAATGAGTTGGTATCAATCTCAATTAAACACTCTTTAAGGTGTTGTTCTAGTTCAGAATCTGTTATTTTTACTTTCATTATCTAAGTTTATTAATATAAATAGTTAGTTTTTTATAAATGTTAAATATTAACTTAATTACTTAATTGTGTTAGTTTAATTAAATTATTCCTCCCTATCTGGGGATCATCGTATGTTCTACTAACTAGTTTTAATAAGTTTAACAAATCACCACTTAAAGTAAATGATCCTGATACAGTATTAATCATTACATCTTCCTCGTCAGTATCGATAGTAATCTCTTTAACGACATCTAAGGACGGGTTTTTAATAACGTCAGATGTTATAATAACTCTACTATTCTCAACCCTTATATTTACGTATGGTAACAATAAACCAGTAGATTTTATTAACTCAGATACTGAATCTTTAAACGCGTCCATATCAATATTAACGTCATCAGATTTACTCAAATAACCCACTGTGTTTATACCATCAAAAGTAATTTTTTCACCAGATTTGTTATCAATTTCTTCTGGTTCGGTTTTAATAACCTCATCTTCACCTAAATTATTATATAGGTGGTTACTATCCTTTGGATCTATGTTAGTCACACCTGGTATAAAAGATTCGTTTAGGTGAGCGTCTTTAACTTTTTTTATTAATGATTTTATGTCATCATAATTCTTGTCGTGATTAAATCCTCTACTCATAACTTTTGTTTATTAATTTAGTTAACTTTTTAAAATCAAATGCTGGTGATAAGTCGTAATAATTTTTACTATAATTACTTCTATTAAGTATCCCTTTGTGTTGATCTGGTTTATCTATTATTATATTAGTCCCTACAAAGTCTTTTTCAATCCCATGCTTTAAAGATAAATAGTCTATTAATTCTACAAGTTTAGTATATTGTATTTCGGTGTAGTTGGCCCAAACCTTCTTACCCCTCCAAGGTATGTTTATTACGCTTTTTGTGTAGTAGGAACCTTTCCAATCAACTAGTTTACCAGTAATAACATCTTTATGTAACCACCCAACGTTTTCTAAAGCTACCGTTATACCATTTTTCTCTATACCATACTCCGATAACATATCATTATAACTATTAACATCGTAATGTTGGTATACATCACCATCTCTAGAAATAGAAAAACACGGTACCTTGGTGTATTTACCATTGTACCGTGTTTTTATTTTAACCAAATACTCCTCAAAAGTACAAGTCGTATTTGTTAGAATTATTTGTTTTTTCTTAGCTTTTGTTTTTGTGGTATGTTCTTTATCTTTAAAATAAAACTCTTTATTTATTTCCATCTTTTTTAAAAACCATTATACTATCATCGTATTTATTATCCTCTATAGTATCCTCTATAGTATCCTCTATAGTATCTTCAGAAACTACGTTTACCGTATCTTGGTTTTCGAAGTCTTGTATATCCATGTCTTCTACCATATCATTCATCACCATATCCAACGCATGGTCTTCGTCCCATTCTTCTTTTAGGTCAATTTCTTCTGGTTGCGAATTTTCTCTATAAGCTGCAATATTTTCATAATACTCTGATAATGATTCTTCATCTTCTAACTCATGATTTTTATCATAATCCCACCCAATAAACGGGTCTTCATCCACATCTTCGTCCAAGTTATCACCATATGTGGTCCATCTATCAATCTGATCGTTATAGTCATCTAAATCATCTTCAATATCCTCAACCACTTTTTCTGAAGATACATTTTCTTCATTTAAAACCTTTTCAGGTGCTGGATCTTCGGATGGTCTAATATAATCAACTAGTGATTTTATAAAACCTAAAGCTACTAGAGGTAATATCGCTCCACTAACAATTGACATGACTCTTTTTTGAAAAATTGGTTCGAAATCAACCAAACCAAATAATTCTGACCAGGTTTTAAAGTCTTCCAGGTTATTGTACGCATAATAAGTGTTACCCATAGCTTGCATTGCGGTCAATATGAAGAATAGTGCCCAAACTATACTTTTGTTCATTTTTTTTAGGGCTATTATTGAAGCTAATGATGCCGCAGCACCAACTTCAAAAGCTATAGCTAATGTAACTGCTAACCATTTTGGGTTTGATAACTCAAAGAAGTCTATTACGTGTATCGTTGATATAATAGATACCATAACGTATAAAGTTACGAAAGTACCTATAATGAAATTCTTGCTTAGTTTCTCTCCCATTACTTTATCATGTTTTTAAATATAAGTTTAGATTCATTTATCTCCTCAAGTATTTCGTCTATAGATTCTACACTTTTTTTAATAGGGGCTTTAAGTAATTTAGCTACGTCACTCATTGACACCATATCCCCGTGTATCTCTTGTTCACCTTCGACCTCATTAACTTTATCTATGTGTTTGTTTATAGATTTTATGATAATGTTAGCTGTAGTCGTTATTACATCTAGGTTACCGATTATACTATCTTTAGTACCTTTCCAAAGAGCGATATAATTAACCGCATATTTTAACCCTGGTACATCAAAAGATTTTAAAACAACATAAGCAACTGATTCTGCCTGTAATTCTAATACCTCGCTAATATCTCTACCAACGTAAGCGTCTAATATATGTTTAGTTTTTTCACCTAACTTATCTTTATCTTTACCACTTTCTGCTTTTGTTTTAAGGAATTTCTGATGCATTAGCTCGTGAGCAAATTCATGTATAGAAACAGAGGCCTTACCTATGCCCTTAGTGTCACTAGAAATTCTTATTTTACCACTAGCCGAATAACCCTTCTCCTTGCCTTTAGCATCCTCTATAGCGAAGTCGATACCGTAATCATCATAAACTTTAACCATTGCTTCAAATATTCTGTCAGCAATTTCGTTTTCTGTTTCATCAAACCACTCTAAATCAACACTTTCTGGTTGTTCGTACTCAGATCCGTCCTCTTTTATAACATCCTTTGTATCGTAAACTGGGTATAATACAAATGGCATTGAAGCGACTGGTGCTTTAAGTATTTTATTTAATTCTTTTTGTTTATCTGGTGTCATCCCACCCTTGTTTCTTTTTAGGAATTTTTCAGTTCTTTCTTTTTTAACCGACTCTGTTGGTGGTTTTAGTGTGGGTCTCCAAATTAAAATCTGTTTAGCGTCTTCTTTTGGTTTTAAACCTAATTTAGACCAACCAGTTTTAGAGTTTACTTTAGTTGCATCTTCGTTCTGTATAAATATTAACAATTGGTTAGTGAAGGAATAGTTAGGGAATTTACTTAAGAAATCAAAGTACTCTTTAATCTTAGTGGTTAACCTTATCGTGTCCACTTCTTCTGCCAATTCTGTGATAAAACCTTGTATTTTCTTAGTGATATCATCTTTTGTTACATTAGCTTCTGGTGATACTGGTGCGGTTGAAATAAAATCTTTAATATCCTCTAACTTAGCTATGATCTCGTTAGCCTCATTAGATTGGTTTAACTTTTTATTAGCTTCCGCAACCGCGTTTTTAGCTATATCAATAACTTGTTCGATAGGCTTAAATTTGTCGTTTAACCACCATTGCTTGTTCTTACCGTCCCACATAAAACCATGTTTTTTTAATATATCTTTAACGGATATAACTTCAGATGTAGCCTTATTGTTGTCCTCTATATCTGAGACTATAACAACTCTACTTGACCCAAATTGGTCTTTGGTTACCTTGGATAGCGTAAGAGCTTCGTTAATATTTTCGTTTGTGATGTGTTTGTGTAATAACATAATTTATTTCTTTTTCTCAATAACTTTTATTTTATTATCAATAATTTTTTTCTTATCAATAATATCAAATTGTAATTCCATCATACTTTTATTCCTATCGTACTTGGATATACTATTATTAACCCAATCCAAGATCTCAGATTTAGCCTTGTAATCTATCAGGTTTATTTGCTCCTCACTAATGAGTAATGCCTTTAAGTCAATGATACTATCCCTTTTTTGTTCTAGGTCGTTGGTTAAAATAACTTTATGTTTTTCTAATTTATTGATGGTACCGTTCTTACTACAACCCCTAATCATCATTATTAGGAATAATGTGATGAATGCGGCTAAACCGTATTTACTAAAAAAATTTTTTATCTTTTCCATATCTTATAAATATTTAGTTTTTATTTAAAATCACATTAATTCGAAAATACTACTCGAATAGAACCTTATTTTCTTTATCGCCTTTTCTTTTATTTGCCTAACACGCTCTTTGGTTAGTTTTAGATCTACCGATATATCCTGTAATGTTGATTCATCACAATCTAAACCGAAATATCTTGTTATGACTAACCGCTCCGTCTCATTAAGTTCCATTAGAACCTTTTTTAAAGCACGATTTAAGTTCGCTTGTTCATTGTCGTACATATCATCAGGTTTTAATGAGGAGACGTCTTCGGTCTTGTCGTATAAACTTAAACCGTCTTCATCATACTTATCGTCTAAATTAGATACTGATGGTAGGTTGGCGTATTTTGTACTACTAACAGCCTGTTTCTCTTCAGTTAAGTTAGTAGCCATTTCCATGTTCTCTTTCCTGACCTCATTAATTACATTTATAGGTAACCTAATAGTCCTAGAATTATCATTAAGAGATTGTATTATAGATTGTTTTATCCACCATACGGCATAAGATAGGAATCTCACCTCATCTTGCTCGTAATTAAACCTTTCGGCAGCTTTTAGTAAACCTAAGTTACCTTCTGATATTAAATCACTTAAAGATAAACCGTTGTTTTGGTATTTTTTGGCAACAGTTATTACGAACCTAAGGTTTGAGTATATTAGTTTATCTTTAGCCCCAGACTTGCCTGATCTAATTTCTTTTAGTAACAAGTGTTCTTCTAACCTAGTCATAGGCTCGTGTTTCCTTACATCATGTAAATAGTTGATGATTTCATTCTGGTCAATCCAGTGCGACGTATCTATTTTATAATTCATTGTTTGATCTATATTTTTTTAATATTAATTTTTCTTCTTCAGTTAAACTACCATAGCCATGCTCAATTATTTTATCCAATATAGGGTCAACGACACTCATGTTAACCTCTATGTCTTTTATATGGTCATCTATATCCTCTTTTTTAGTTTCTTTAGCAAACTTTATCTCTTCATTTAGTATATCAATATATTGTTCTCTAGCATTGGCTACCATATCAACAAAGTACTGCACCTTATTTAATATCATATCGTTGTGTCTAATAGGACCTTCCGTATATAAATGCTTATAATAATCTTCTATAACGTGTTTAGAATAACCTCCTTTAGTTACATCAAAAAGGAAGAACGATTCGGCATATTCTGAGTACATCTTCTTAAAGAAGTTATCTAAATAACCCATATTCTCTTTAGAGTTAAATATTATTATTATGGAAGCTGGTCCAAACACCCACTTTAATTGATGGTCGTTGTCTAGTATAGGTTTTAAACCGTGTTTTAAGTTATTCGGATATTTACCGACAAAAAACATTATATATTTCCTAGATTTTTTAGTGAAGATTTTAGTGTAGATATTAAATATAAAATACCTTATCTTGAATATAATCATATTAATCATTTTATCCATAATTTAAACTACTTGTGATATATTATCAACCTTTTCAACCTTAACTATATTATCAGCCCAGTCCTGTATATATGGGTTATGACTTATGATCCATATATGGTCAAATAAGGATTTTAGTTTATCAAAAAACAGACCTAATTTATCTAAATTATCGTTAGATACTTTACCAGTAACTTCATCAAAGATAATAATATTTGGTTTAGGTAACGAACATATTTTACTTAAAACACACCTTAGGGCTAAAGAACTTACAGTTTTTTCATATCCAGAGCCAGATGATAAAGGTTTGTTAACCCCAGTCTCATTATCGTTCATCCAAAACTCAATCTCACCTTTTAGGTTCATCTTAACCTCTAAATCGAAGTCCGCTGTATCTGATAATAATATCCTTAAATGACTATTTATTAACGGTATCATAGTACCTAAAACCATCTTTGATATACCGTTCTTGCCATATATATCTAGATACACCCTGAATATCTTATCTAACACTTCTTCCCTTTTTAATTCCACTATTAAATCATCACATTCTTTTATTTTGGCTTTAGATAACGTTATATCATTATTCAAACCATTTATCTGTAACATCAAGGAATCCTTTTCATTGTTTTCTTGTTGTATTTTAAATTTTAGTTTCTGTAAGTCAGTGTCTATCTCCTTGTTGAGGGTTAGGGCTTCTTTGGCTAATCTATATTTGTCTAGTTTATCGTTACCCCTACTTAGAGTATCGTTTAGGTTAGATAATTCCATTCCTTTATTTTGTAACAATAACTCACCTTTGTGGAATTGGTCCCATAAATCTTTTAATATCTGATCACTTTCAATCGATTTACTTAAAGATTCGATCTCATCGAATAGGTCTTTTTGTTTAGCAATTAAACCATTTAATTTATTCTCATTATCCTTTATCTCATTCTTATGATCAACACCCTCTAATGGTCTTTGACATGACTGACATATCTCACCTTCTTTAAGGTTAGTTATGGTTTTTTCTAACTGAGATATCTCGATTTTAAGTTCTATCTGGTTATCATTTAAACTCCTTAAATTTGTAACTTTTGTTGAGTACGAATCAACATCAAATTCTTTTTCTGGCTTTGGGTTTTCTTTTTTTAGATTATCTATCTCAGACTTTTTGTCTGTTATCATCTTACTAACTTTGTCTATACCAGCCGTTATGTCAGTTTCAACTATCTTATATAACTCAGTATCTATGTTATTCACCCTACGGGAGCTTAGTCTGTCTCTATCCTCATCAAAACCCTTAAGTGTGGCAACTTTATTCTCTAACTTATCACTTAATACCTCTATAAACTTTTTATTGTTGAGTATTTTATCGTTCTCATCCTCAATCTTACTTAATATATCTTGACTGTTGTTATGATATAATTTAGATTTTTCTTTCCATTCTTGATGTTTTTTCTTGGCTATCTTTTCCTTTTCTCTAAAAAACTCTAAACCAATGAATTTGGTTAGTATTCTACCTCTTTCGGTTGGTTTTGTTTTAATTAGGTCATCTAGGTTGTCACCAGTTGTTAGTATGGTTATTAAAAAGTCGTCATAAGAACCAACATATGTTTTGATAAGATCATCTGTGAACTTTCTTTGTTCACCATTTAATTGTTTTACACCACCATTAGGTAGTACCTGGTAGAAATCTAGTGTGCTTTTACAATTATATGTACCGTCTTTAGCTTGTTTCCTTTTTATAGATCTTTTTATAACATAGGAATCACCTTCTATTTCAACCAACCCTTTAACTACAACACTATCCTCATCAGAATATCTGTTGAAGACATCTATCATCTTATCGGTTTTAGTGGTTACCCCAAAAAATAAGAATAATAATAAATCCACAGTCATCGTTGTCTTACCACCAAAGTTCGCTGGATTAGACATAACTGAAGTTATACCCATTTTGTTAGTGAAGTTTATTCTGTTGTCGTCACCAAAAGACAGAAAATTAGAAAACTCAACCTTCTTTATTTTGAATTTTTTGTACCTATTGGTTTGTTCTTTATAATCTTCTAACTCCACATTAACCGTGTTATCTAGTTTCATTAAATAATCCATATTAACCGATAACGAGTTGTCAACTAAATAGGCTTCTATTAGTTTCTTTTGGTAATTTTCGTCTAATATAACCTCTGAAGCATCAGCCGTACCTTCAGCTATAACACCGCTGTTTTTGGCCGTTATAGGTTTGAATATAACCTTAACCCTAGTTGTTTTATATTTTTTCTGGAAATACTTCTCGACTTGTTTCTCTCTGTAACTCGAGTGGTTGTCTAATGTATCTTCCCATATGACTTTGATGTAATTCTTGGTGTCATATAAACCGTTTTCGTTTGTCTCTTTAATCATATACGTCATAATTATCTTTTGGTGATTTACTTATAATAGTAACTGGTACTCTTTTAGCCTCGCTTTTAACTTTATAGATCGGTTCTTTTGGCGTTGCGTCATCTACAATGATCTCCTCAACACTAACTTCTATACTTTCTTCAGAACTAACTTCTATACTTTCTTCGATGACGGGTTCTACAACCTCATCAACACTTTCTTCTATCATCTCCTCTTCAATATTAGTATCAACATGGGTTATATCAGAACTTTCTTTATCGAAAAATAGTGCGAATGAATCACCGTACTTCTCCATATCAAAACCTTTTGTTAAAGCACCAGATATAAACGATTCAACATCATCTATATCATTAACCTTACAAAAAGCTATTATATCAGCATATAATGAGTTATCTATATTAACCTTACCCATTTACTAAAATTTCTTTATTTTCGTCTATATCCGTTATATCGGTTATTTTAAATGTCAAATACTTTATAGGATTTTCTATGTCATGGAATTCGTTAGTGAATTTATTGTCTTCAGACAAATGTACGAAATTAAAACCATGTTGACTAATAGTTTCTCCATAATTTTGTTGTATTAGTGATCCTACCATTATAATAGGTGTTTCTCCAGACTTAAATACTTGTCTTTTATGTATATCACCACATAGAACTAGATCACAATGTCTGAATTTGGTTAATTCGGCTCCGTGAGTAAATTTAAACCCCATTTCATTAACAGCACCAACTATAGTTCCGTGGTAAAGGCCTATGTAGGTACCTTTATGGGGCCTCATTTCTAGGGCTTCTGGTGCCATATGGTTATCGAATATACTAAACACTGACCAAACAACATTATCGTCTTTATATAACCCTGATTTAGTGTAATAAGATATATTATCAACTCTTAGAGTGTTTATTATGGGTGTCAAAGCATCCATACGCTCTTTATTCTGCTCAACCACATCGTGGTTACCTGGTATTATAACCACTTTACCAGTAACGGATGAACACTCATTTAAAAACCAAGAAACTTCGTTCACTAGCTCTGGACTAATCTGATTCCTAGAATGGACTATATCACCAGCTATGACTATTCTGTCTGGTTCCATAGTCTTCATCTGATCTATAAAGTTCTCGCAGATAGCTCTGAACTCATCATGTCTTTGTATATTCCTGAAGTGTATGTCTGCAATATGCGCTATTTTTTCTATCATAATATCATTTTTTTCATCTTATAAAATTCAATTAGCATTTCAGCCTCTTTTTTCATATATGTTATTGGTATCAATTTAAATTTTTGTATATTTTTGTCCCAGTATAGTAACCCTCCTCGATTAAACTTTTTACCAGTTTCTCTTTCGTACATCAAAGCATAAACGGATAACTGAATAGTGTAATCGTTATATTGACAATGGGCTAGGTGATCTAAGGGGAAGTGCAGGAACTCCCCATACTTGTTTTCGTAATTAAATCTTTTATTAGTTTTAAAATCCCATACATTGAATAGTGGTTTATCGGCTATATCTTCTATAATGTCAGCCGTACCAGCAATACCTTCTAATTCATTGAACTCTAGGCTCATTATATGCTCTGGTTTTAAATGTTTACTTTCCACTAAACTCAATTCTTCGACTTCACAAACCTCTTTAAGGGCGTTTATGACTAGTTTTTCGAACTCATCTCTTGGTGAGTACATTCTATTGGGGGCTAACAGGAATCTTTCACATATTTCGTGTAGAGCTGTTCCGTACTCATTAGCCAATCTGTTTATTTCTCTCCATTCGGCGATAACATCATCTTTATGAATACCTTTTCTCTCAGCAATTCTAGTCGCATGGAACTCTTCATCAAATTTATCTTTAAATGTACCTAAGATAGTTGTTACAGAAGTATATTTAACGTTAGGGTGTTCCGTATTACTGTATGTGTGTGTAGCTTCATCTAAAGTTTTCATTCTTTTAATCTTTTACTTGTTTGTAATAACTTTTTCAAATTCTCTGGACCATAAGTTTCGTTATATGATGAAATATCTAAACCATCTGGTAATTCGGTCACTAAAACCCTTTTGTATAACCTACCAGCATCTAATTTATTATATATTTTTATTGCGTCAGTCATAGCGTCTGGGTCTAAAGCTATGATAATAAAATTTTTAGCTTTAAAATATAACTCACTAAACAGTTTGTCCGATAATTTTTTACCTAATAACGGTATGCTGTTTGGTACTACTATATGATCAAACACACCTTCTACTAGAAATACTGGTTTGTCCCAATCAATAAACCTTTCATTGAAGATTAGTTTTTGTTTTTCGGCCTTAGGGTTTAGGTACTTAAACTTACTCACTTTTGGGTTGACCGTCCTAGTAACAAAAAAATTTAATTTATTTTCCTTATCGTATGACGGTACTAAGAGTCTATCTTGGTATTTACCACTCAAACAAACACCTATGTCATACTTTTCTATTTGTTTGTTAGTTATACCTCTGTTATATAAATAATTGAACGCACCATTGAACCTATTGGTCTCTAATTTACCGTGTAATTTAATATATTCTTCAGGGAGGGTTAGTATATCTATTTTTTCACTAACGGTTTTAAACTCATTAAACTTAAATTTTAGATCGTAAAATTCTCTAAGGGTGGTTCTGTCTGAGTATTTTTTGAATAGTTTGGATAACCTACCTTTAGTATCGTCAATATCACCACAAGACCAACAGTTATATAAACCATCAATATAGGTGACTTCGAGATTACCTTTGCCATCAAACTCCACCCCTTTTGAGGCAGAACAATTTGGGCAGTCGAAACTAACCTGACCGTTACGCCTGTGGTGTTTTCGGGGTTCCCCTAAGAAATTTTCCAATAAAGAGAGTAATTTGTCAATCTCTAAATCTCGATCAAATGTTGTCATACGTGGCAAATATAACAAATGATTTTATTATAACCAAACTTTATATAAAAAAACCCCAAACAATGTTTAATTATTTGAGGTTTTCGGTTTGGTTGTGTTTTGTTTAATCTATCAGACCTGTCATACGCATATAAGCCAAAGTTACAACGTAAGCGTCTGACATATCGTAATTTTCTTTTTTAAGTACTCCCTTTTTGTTATAGAACCAGTTAATTTGTGGTTCTCTAGAATTAACTAAATCCCATATAACTTTTTTCTTATCAGTATCTTTAGGTAGACCACCGAATAAAACTAATTTTTTACTACTACCGACTTGCATTAATTCAGGGAAAGCGTTTTTACGAGCTTCATAAGTACTTATGTATTCTGGCGTAGTGTTAAATGTGTCATAACATATTTTGGTTACCATACCATTAAACCTTAATAGCGTACCAACAGTTCTAACGTTATTCGATCTAAGTAAAGGTTCTTCTATTAACACATGTTTTATATCCATGTTTTTATACTTCTGTATAAAATCGGAAAATAAATCAGCTTTTTTAAGTAATTCCTCTGTTTTACTTTCGGGTACTGGTTTAGCTTTCGGTGAAATATGCGTTAACTCCAAAAGTTCCCCCTTATTATTAAATAAGGATACCCCTATTGTTTTAGTTGATACGTCTAGTCCAAGTAAGTAATATTCTTCTTGTATCTCTTTTGATCCCATGTTTATATGTCTTTTATAATCTTATTTTTACGTTAAATGAAACAACGTCGTACCAATATTTTTTAATTGGTTGTGTGGGTTTACATATAGCTAATAGGTTACCGTCAGCATCGTGTATCCCTAATTGGGTTACAATAACTGGGTACAAATCCCCATCAGTTGTTTTAAATGAGGCATAATCCTCTATTTGTTCAACCCCTTGTAAATCTTTAGCTGTATCATTAGATGTTTTAAAGAACTCGTCTGAAGATGCTAAACATACGATATTTAAGGATTTTTCTGTATTATAACTATTATATTCCACTGTTGACACCTGAGTATCTGTGTAGATAAACTGCGTACTGTCCCAAACTACATTACTACCGTCTTTAGTTACGATTAGCTGGTTTGTATCACCAGTAGTGGTTGTTCTAACATCACCTCTTGTAGATCCAGTAAAACCGTTAATTAGGTCATAATTTTTATATACGTTGGTTGATCCAGCCGTTACGATATCACCCAAAAATACATTCTTAAAATAAGAGTCTACTATAGTTGGGTGGGTTATCACGATGAAACCTTTGTCCAAGTAAGCCACACCGACTGCCTTGTCGTTTTTGTAATTGTAGGTTGGTTTTTCTTGACCTTTAGGTGTGAATACTTTAGTTCCGTTTATCACCTCGGTATAACCATCACCCCAATTGTTAAAATTAACCGATGGTGGTGCTATAGTGTCAGAAAATAGTAAAGCCACATTACTCTCGTAAGTATTTTCTGTGGTTGATCCTATGTCTGGTCTAACCCCTACCGAACTAACACTTATACTACTATCCGATAATTTCTTATCTAGGTTATTGTTTATGTGAGCTTCGCTGTATGTACTATATATCTCTATTAAAGAGTTTGTAGCACTCGTATAGTCTTTTACACCTAACCTTTTTTCGTCAGCGTTTGAGCTATCAACCCCGTTGTAATATGGTAACGTTAATTTTATTGTCTTACCATCGATTATTTCGCCATATTTGTTATTAGGTATCTCTAATACTAAAAACATATCATTAGGTACTGGTAGATTCCAAGGCTTGTTAGTCTCAAACTCATTACAACCTATTGTTTGCATTACAGTACCGTAATGTTCGCCAGTATAACCCGTCGTTGGGTGTGTTACTAAAGCATCTGTTGTTCCTGTGTATGAAGATGTTATTTCAGTCCATTTATAGTTAACACCGTTCTGTTTAACAGCTACAACATCTGTGGATGTAGCAACATCTAATACACCGTAAGCCGACCTAGAGTATTTTTTATATTCTTCATCGGTTACTGGTAAGTTTAGTGATTTAAGTAAATTAGCGAAAATGGTATTATTATCTTGTCTACCAACAAAAAACCCTGGTAACACATCTGTTGTGTTTAGATCTGGGTTCTGATATTCGTGAGCTAATTTCTGGTACCCATCGTTTAAATCAAAAGGTACTGTCTCGTTAACAACGACAACGCTCTCTACTGGTTTCAATATCTCGTAGTTGGTTGGGTCGTAATCATATTCTATGTAACCTCTACACGTACCACCAAATTGGGGTTGAGAGAATTCAGAGTCATCATACGATAAAGAAAAAAGATACGAATATCCTCCGTTGGCCGCTACAGCTTCAGGTTGGTTTGTCAAGTCTGGGGCTGCCTGGAATTTACCGATAACAGTATTTGTTGATATGTTTGTTAATTTTGTGTTTAGTCCGCTATTACTAGAAACTTCAGTATGTGTTATCACTACTTGTTGGTTTAATGCAGGAACGTATTTTGGTTTCTCTAGGAAAAAGAACTCAGCTACACCGTTTGTGCCCGTTGATATCGTTCTGGCGTAGTATGGTAATCTAACTTTTAGTATTGCACTCATTTTCTCTTATTTTATTAAAATTTGATTTTTTATTGTAACGTTTTTTGATATCGCGTAAACGTTATCGTTATAATCACCAGTAACATCAGTAACGATTTGATCTACTGTTGTTAGTGCGTTATAGTTTCCATCTTCATCTGAAACTGAAAATGATGCAGGTATAAAACCTTGTTCTAAAAGTTTTCTTCTACCTAATTCTGTTAGATAAACTTTGATTTCATCGGTATCTCCGTTTTGTGGTACAAACCCCATATTGTTTTTTATTTAAAAGTATTAATTTTATTTTATAAGTCAAGTTATTATTACTTATTATATAAATATAACTATCATCGAATTTTTTTATGTATTTACTAAAATTGTTGTGATAACAATATCTTCGTTTATTTCATCACCACCTTCAATATTAGATAATGCCTTTAGGTTAAAAGTGAAGTCTATTATACCAACCCTTTTATTAGGGGTGTTGGTACTATTACCATAATAGTGTTTTTTTAATACACCTAAACTTTTAACCTCATATAGAGCAGAAAACTCGAGTTTGGTTAGAGGTGGGATTATTTTATTGGACCCTATAATACCTAATTCACTAACTATTGTTAATATACCAGTAGTAAAACCGTTAACTTTTACGATATATTGTTGGTAATGTTTATTGTCGGATTCATAGTCGTTACCCTTTGTTGCCGTTACGTTAGAACCAACAGATCTACTGTCCGAATCTCTAACTCTAGCACTTTTGTAAGTAATATCATTAAAATATATAGATTTAGTATTCGTGTTTAAAATATTAAATTTACCATCTTCTTCTAGTGTCCTAAACTTATCAGTGTTACTACTAATACTTACCGATGGTGTGTTAATATAGTGACCTATCTTAGGTATAGCAAAGCTAAACTTAGGCATTACTTTAGTCACTTTTGTTCCGTAAATTGGTATTGAAGCCATATTTTATTTAAATTAATTTGAACCTGCTGATGATGATGCGCTAACCCCTGTTGACGATGCGTCTGGTAATGCTGGCCCCGCTTGAGTTAATAAGGCTGACGAAGTTGTTGTTGACGCTGGGTAGGCGATCTGTTCGTAAGTTATTATAGTTTGTGAAAAAGTACCGTTATAATCAACAATTATTTTCATATCTTTACTGCCTTTACAAATATTAGCGTCAAACTCAGATAAAGAAGATGTGTCAAGTTCTGCGGTTACTCTAAATAAATAACCTCCTCTCATGACAGAGAAGGGGCTGCCGCCTAACTGGTTTTCGAATAAATCTATTGCGAATCCGTTGGATGGTCCATTGAATGTTGGTGTGTTAAATGATTTTATCGCATAAAAAACATCAGAGTAAACTGTTATCGATATCGGAGAACCGAAATTCGAAGAATACTCGTTTGCTTCAATGTAGGTTACGTTTGCTGTTACTGGGGGTGATGGAAAACCTACCCCTTTATACCCTATTTGATACTCTTTAGATTCTGGGATATATGACACATCTATGTCGTCACCAGAAATACTGACATTGTTTGAGTATATATTCCCAAGACCAATAGGTACGTAACCTTCCTCTAGAGGATTTTCCGTAGTGTTTTGGTACAAAGGGTTATTAAAATCATATACACATAGGTTCGATAATTTAAGTTTTCTTTTGTTGTTACCTAGTACAGCATATAGGCTAGTAACTATATTATAACCACTATCGCCCACTTCAAACCCGTAAGCATCCCCATCGAAATTAAAATAAAAATCGAACTTAGTGTAGTACTTTTCGCCTTTAACTAGTTCGTTAGTTTTTCTGATTTGGGTATGACTTAAATTGTGGGTCCTATTAGTATATGAGTTATCTCCAATGAAAGCGTTACCCATAATTTTATTATGGTACTCAGATGTCTCTGGAACGCTTCTGTATGACCCGTTAATGAAAATAAATCTATTTAAGTCACTAGATTTTAGGGGATAAAAGTCAAAATTCTCGATTAAACTATCTAACCCTTTAGCACTATACGAATTGTAATCATATGGTGATTTAAGGTGTAACCCATTGATATTCTTAAGATTGTATTGTTTATACATTACTCTTTAAATGTTGTTATTGTCAAATCTTCGACCTGTAAATCTGGGTCGTAAGCGATGTAATTATTTTCAGCTGATTGTCTAACCCCTAAGAACCCGTTCTTAAAATCAATATCGTTGTCAATAGAACCTCTATTTGAGGTTTGTGTATATACATTGTTGCTACCATTAACCTCAACGGTACCTACGTATTTAACTGTAGGTATTGTCTGGTCTGATATTATTGTAGGGTCGAAACTATCTAATTGTTGGTAGTTAGTATTATCTATTAGAGAAAAAGATTTAATCTCATTCTTCAATCCGTTATTAACGAAAGATTCTCTACCTTTATCCGTAAGGTATATCTCAAAACTATATTTATTTCTCTTAAAAAATCCCATTAGAAGTCTATTGTTACTTGTAGTACTAACATATCAGAATTATATTTCCTAGTTATTGGTTCTGAAAATTTACCAATAGCCACTATCTCATCACTATTATCTTTTATAGCTATTTCAGTAAAAGCAACTTTATCCTGATCCGAATTAAAGGTAGGATTAGTGGTTGATATATACTGATTCGGTAATACATTACACGTTAATTGTGTTTTATATATCGTAGCCTTAATATCAGTTTCTATGTTACCATAAAATATAACTTCGTCACCGAACGTGTGTTTGTTAGGTTCGTTTACTTTTGGTATCTCGATATAGTCAGATAAATTATAGATATCTAATTCACTATTGTCAAGTATGTTTTGATCAATATTAACTCTTAGTGCGCTTATTGTATCTTTTGTTAATATATTAGTATTAACTGTTTGACCTAACCCAGAATTATCTAAGTAGAACATCGTTATCTCACTACCCTGAGCAGGAACAAAATTTAATTCGACTCTTCTGTCATCTATGGTTTCGTTATTAACGAAAACACCGTAAGTGCTTGATGATAGTAATACACCCTTGTAAAATAACCACACCGTAGAATTATTAGGTTGTTTATTTAGTTTCAGTGACACCCTGTTAGGTGGTGTACTTGATTTGTATATAGAATCCGAATTAGTATTAGAATCTATTACTGATAATGCTGGTACTGTTATAACCTCTTTTACTGTTTTAGCGGTATTACTTTTACCTATTAAATAATAGATTTGTAATAAGTCGTTATTAGTACCATAACCTTGATTAAACACTATAACACTCTTACCGTTTGGTCCAGTAGCATATCCTTCAGGATGGTGATAATAGATACCATCTGAAAGTGTATCGTCTGAGGCTTCTTTTTGTACAACACCGTTATATATGACTATTATCTCACCAACTGGTACATTACCTAATTCGAATACATCAAATAAAGTAGTGTCTATAACACTGTGTGTTGGTATTGAATCTGTAGCGTAATCAAATATATCGGCATGTAACTCAAAATTAGTTCCGTCTACATTCATGACACCTGTAACACACCCATTGGTACCTAAGTAGGTACTTACGTCTGTGTAAGCCCAGTTACCAGGATCTGGTTTTATTTGACTTTCCGATTTTTGCCATAACAATAATACCTGGTTAGTTTTAAACCCTAACCCAGATGTATCGTCATAGTCCGTTAGGTATGAAAATTCGTTATAGTTTGGTTCAGAATTTATCTTATTAAATTCGAACATAACGTCTTTAGGGGAATCTGTATTATTACTTATTGTTGTATAATCCTCGCAATGCATCCCAGTTATACCCTCTGTATCATTAAGTAAGTAAGATACGTATAAAAATTCGCCTGGTTGTAATACCCCTAGTGTACTAGTGTTACCACATATACCAGGTTCTGTTAGTGTTAACTTTGGTTTAGGTAATGTCCAATTTCTATTACTTTTATATGATAACACTGTTAATAACTCAGGGTCTTCAATAATTATCACTTTTTCATCTACAAGTACTTTACCCACCACGTTTTTATTAGCTTCTTGATCTATTAGATCATAGTATTGGAAGGTGGTTCCTATGCCTTCAGAGGTACTCATCGATTTTAATTCAGTATCAGTAATGAATGTATACCCAATTTCATTAAATGTTGTGCCGCTGTATTGTTTTTTATGCCACATTAAATAGGGTATCTTTAATTTCATGGTTGATTGTTTGAAACCCTCACCGTAAAAATTTGATACTGTATTATTCGTATAATGTATTAACCCTATTTTTGAATTAGTATCGTACTTGTTAAAATTTATTGCCGCCCCTAAGTAAGAGTTTGATACGGTATCGTATTTAGATTTATCATCTATTGATTCTAACCCAATCACATCTTCTATGTGAATTATGTTCATATTCCATACTGGTACATCTAAGTCTGACTGAGTGTTGTTGTTGGAAAAATCTAACAGACCTCCTTGCCAATAAGCTACTGGATTCTCTTCATCGTAATAATCTTTTATAGTATCCTTACCAGGATAAATAAAAGCTGTGATGTTTGCAACTCCCTTAGGTAGCTTTCTATCTAATGTTATATCTATCACCGAACCTATCGTCATACCAGTTAAACTCTGGTTATCACCATTATCAGCAGTACCGATTTTGTCAACCACGTACCATAGGTATTGTGTCGCTGAAGATGTTATCTCTGATGTTTGTGTATATGCAGTGGACCCGCTTATGTAATCATCACTTTCGTATTTAACGAATATAAAGTCGCCTGGTTTAAGATCAATGTAATCAACGTTTTTAGTGGTACCACTGGTGTAATCAAAAGATATTTCTTTTGTGTCCCCGTTAGTGGTACTAGTTATGTTATGTAAACTACATAATACTTTGGATGGTGATGTTGTACCAGAATAGTCAAAGAAACCTCTCTCTTTTGCCGTAGCGTAAACTTCGTTTGGTATCGAATTTACTACGGTTATTGGGTTTGAAATATCTAATTGGCTACTTTTACCTACTGGGTAGGTTAACCCTATCTGATTTTCAGAGGGTCTGAGTATATTAACACCACTTTTATCATCACTGGAATAATCCATTTCGCTATCACCCAGAGTAAAGTTACTGAATGTTAGTTTACCAGCCGCTAAGTTCCTTCTACCCTGGGCTGTTAGTTTAACATTAACTACTGGGTCGTTCTTTTTAATTGTATAGCTCATTTTTTTGTTTTTATATAAATATGGTTATTCTTATAATACTATGAAGTCATTTGGATCAACGGTACTTAATTCGATAAAGTTAGCACCTTCAAAATCTAACTTAACCACTCTGTCCTCATACATATCTTTTAAGGTTATTGTTCTAGTCTCTACTCCACCTACCGATGTTTTATCAGCCTTAACAAAAGTGTTATTTATACCGTTATCGTTGTCATCAAATAACACATATTCGTCAGCGATACCATTTTTATACCTAGTCGCATTCTTAAATATATCGTATTCAACCGATATCTGTATATTACCACCTTCTTGTATAAATAACGTATCATCAACACTGCTATTACTATTTATAGTTTTAGCTGTTGTGTAACCATTATTATCGATAGTTTTTAATGTTACTTGAGAAGACCCTGCTTGGTTTATTATTAACCTAACTACTGGGTTGTTAGTACTCGATAACTCTGAAGGTGTTGGTGGTGCTGTTTGTATTCTACCGAATATATCATCTACCTGCTTCTCGTTAAAATCGAATAACGTACCAAATATAACTTTCGCGTTATGTCCGCAAGGGTTAGTTATGGTTAATCCACCAATAAACTCACCAGTTTTAGGTAAATTGTTCTCGTCTCTTTCATAATAATAATCCATTATTAAATCAGAACCAGATTTCCTAAATCCAGTTAAACCGTAACTATATGAATCTCTAAGGTTATCGTCCTTAGCATCATATAATTTGTTTAAACCATTAATTAATTTGGTATCGTGAGTCGTGCCGCTAAAAGAGGTTTCAGTAAACGCGTCTCTAATCACTAAATTATTATCAAAGAAATATAAATCATTCTTTGTTGCTTCATCTAGTGAAACTACTTCACCATCATATATTTTAATGCTGGTCCTGTCTTTATATAGTGTGTATTTACTAACTAACATAAAATCCATTTCATCCCAATTAGTAGTATCTGTATGCGGTTCATTTGTTAAAACACCACTACTTTTAGTTTTGTACAATACATTTCTGTCTAGAACATATTTCTCATTATTATACAATGATGATGGGTCATACGCCTTCGTGTTTGAATACTCGTATATGCTATTATCGTTTTGGTCGGAACATAGTAAGTCGAATAAATTCGATATATTATTATTCGTTTTATCCTGATTTAGCTGTATATTATTATTGTGACTGTTACCAGATGTTAGATCAGTATAATCGTTTTGTATCAAATTAGTATCCATCGTATAACCAGTGTATATTGATCCAGTAGTACCAGTATACGGAAAAGACGCACTACTGGAGGTTAATAGACCAATATTATCAACACCATCTAATTGGTTGTTAGTTAAAGTAGGTGTGTCGATGTAATTAGGTACCATATCAGAAAGTATCTTATCGGAACCACTGTTATGGTTGTAATATGCGTACCCTACACCACCAGGTTCAGTTGGTAGTAGGTTTGGTATTCTTAATGATGCACTTGATATGTCCAAGTTGTCCCATTCTGCTGCTTTAGTGGAGTCCCATTGATAAGAGTGTCCAGTTAAATACAGACTTATATCCGACCCGCTTATCTTGTCGTTAGAATTTTGATTTAATGTAATACCAGTAGGGTTTAATTTCATCCAAGAAATAGGTCCCCCGCCACTGCTTGTTATAACCTCAGTACCTGGTTCGTTATTAGCGCTCTCGTCTATTTTTAGCCAAAAGCTATAGTCTGTAGACGCCGAACCATTCTTATGCAAGACAAAACTACCTAACTTATATTCTTTTGTGGGATCATAAGTTAGTGGTTTATTGTAAACATACTCTATTAAGTTGTATGTTGAGCCAGTACCAGGTAATTTTATTATATCACCTAAATCCAAAGTATCGGAAATGGTACCAGTTAATATTTTAGCCTCCTCGTATGTATAAGGTTTGTGGTTGGTTCTAACGATACCATTTTTCTGGTGTTTGTCATAACCGATTGGTTTAAAGGATTTAAGATCGTACCTTTCTATTGGTATGAAACAACTTCTTGCACCATTAGGTTGATAAATAGGGTGTATATTTAGATTGGTTACCCCACCAGATTCTTTTCTTAAATGATTTGTCGTTATATCTTCTATACAGACATATAACCTATCAACATTTTTATTCTCTATTGTAGTGGTACCATCATCTCCCTCAACAACAATATCTGTATTTAATAAGGTTACTTTAACTATATCGTTTATACCGTAATTGTTTATGTTTTCAGAGAATTCTGGTACAACACTAAGTATATCTTGATACAATTCTGTTTGGTATACCGCATTTTCCTTTTTCCAGTATCCAGTAATGGATTGATATCTACTCTTAGATAAAAAACTGGTCTTAATGTTACCTGAATAATCAATTAAATCATAGTCAGCTAAACCTTCGTCATAACCCTTAAAATCTATTGTCGACCCAGTCGGACTTATAATACTGTCGTTTAAGTAAGAACTTAGGAAAGGGAAATTTGGTTTATTTAATTTAACTGACCTGGGTTCTGGTGTTTTACCGAATATGATACTTTTAGATAGCCCAGTATTTTCTAGTTCTTGAGGTGTATTACCTAAATAATTATTACTAGAAGTTATCGTATGTGTGGTTGTAATACCTGGGTAAGATTGGTTTAGATTCGATACCGCGCCAATATTTTTACTTCTAACCTTAAACTCAAAATCAATTTTATCGTTATTATACTTTTTTTCGTAAGAAGTTACATCACCTATAGTACTGGTTGTTTTATACTTATTATAGTATTTCCCGAATATTAGACCGAAATTTTTGTCTTCGTCATATGTTTGAGCGACAACCAGTTTAGGTCTAAATTTATAAGTATCGGTATTTGAATTAACCCTAAACATATAGTGATCGACATTATAATTATTATCATCACCTACTGGTTCTATAGACATGGCCTCTTCAACGTAATGTCCGTCTAGTATTGTTCTACCTGCATTGAATCCCACTCTAAATCTTGGGTCGTCAATTGCTGAATAGGTTGTTGGATTAATGTAATCTATTTCAATTTTCTCGTATCTAGATAATCTACAACCTATCGTCTCTGGGTAAATAGTTAAATATAGTCTCGTATCTACTTTGAATAGAGATTCTGTGATTATGTTAGCTATCCTATCCTGAGGTTCGTCAGAACCACTGAAACTAAATATTTGTTCGTGAATTATTTCGTTGAACTGGTCTTGTAATCTTATTATTACGTTTTGGGTAGCCGTCTGGTCAGATTCAAAATATAGGTCTGACTCAAATTTTAAGTATGAGTTACTCTTAACTAGATAGAAACCATCACCTAAACCTATATGGTTATTATCCACATCAAAATTATCGTTAAGTGATTTAATGTTGATAAAATTTGTTTCGTCAGGTGTTAATGTTAACGTCTCTTCTAGGGTTTGAGTCAGTATCTCTTCTTCTTTGGGTAGGTAGAAAGGACCCACATTTTCATCTTTTAGAGAGTAGAACCCATCAAAAGTTAACGTTGATGAGTCACTAATGTATAGCTCATCATTAAGTATATTATCTGTAACCTTATATGTTTCGTTAGATGTGGCCCCACTAAATACTTGGTATAGGTATAGATCTTTTGTTAGATTAAACGATATAACGTCTTTAAGTGCATCTATCCTCTTTTTATTAATTAAAGCTGGACTCAAATGCATATAAGGGTCTGTTTTGGTTCTAGACATATAAGACTGATACATACCAGGTATAATAGTAGTTGTGGTAACTCCTGTAGGTGTGGTTGTTGTACCAGTAACACTTATGTCGTCAACAATGTAGTATACCGATCCGTGTTTAATTATATCATCTTTGTAATATAATTCACCATCAGTCCAGGTGTTGTTTTTTCTAAATGGTATAACCCAGTTACCAGCTGTACCGTTAATCGCATTAATTGGTTCTGTAATTGCCGTATCCAATGAATAACCATAATATATAGGTTGTCTTATCGATAATTCTTTGTCTGTTTCATCTAAATAAGTACTATAATTAGTAGTTGTATAACCTAACCCACNCATATTGATTGTTAACCCGCTATAATCGAAATAACATACGTGTGGTTTAGGTAATGGGCATATATAATCAATATCATTGGCTAGGTCTGTGTGACCTATACCAATACACTCGATATAATAATTTCTCTCTGTAGGACCCACTATTATTGGTGAATCATTAAATACTACTGTGTGACTATCTACACCAAAACTTATTGGTTGGTATACCAATTGGTTATTAACCTTTAAGTTTAATGGAGTACCATGTTTTAAATCTATATTTAATTTAGTTATTTCGGTATTCCTATTTAAATTAGTGGCCCTAAGTATCGTAATTTGGTTAGTACTAAAAGTAAACTCGTTTTGGTAATCGTATTCTGGTATAGTGGTTATAAACGCGTTAGTGGTACCACCTATAGTGGTCAATAGTGTACCCGATGCCGTACCGTCATATATTTTTAATTGATCCACACCTTTTATATCGAGTTTAATCACATATTCTCCCGCTCCGTTTGGTAGTACTATCGTTTCTGTATCATTAACATTATCTAAAGATATGTAGTCGCTACTATGACTTACTTTAGTGTTTATTGTTGGTAGTATACCTGTAAACATTCTATTAGTATTCAATCTGTACAAAGTATTGTCGTATTTAACGAAAACTCCTTTTGTACCACCTGAAACATTTATGTTACCATTGTATATCGTATCGTCACCATAGTTTTCGGTACCATCCCAATCATAAACTTTTACGGTTGTATTACAGGCGTCTTCTATACTATAATAAAATCCGAAGTACTCGTTTATACTAGGGTCGTAACCAGTATAGTTTAACCCCTTTTTACCTTTAATACTGAATGTGGGGGTTTCACCTATTATAGCGTCTTTACCTTTACCAGTAGTTGAGAATGGGTTTGTCGTACCATTACTAACTGGTTTTTGTGCTTTATTCTGGAATTCTGAACCATCATTACCTAACCAGCCTAGATCATCGTTTAACCCGTGTTTGTAGACGAATTTATTATCAATGAATTTACTGTTTTGTATTTTTTTACCAGCGTTTAATATTGATGTTGCTGGTGTAAATTGTTGTACTAGTTTAACCCATGAACCATCAAATTTATTTAAAAATTCTAAACTCTTTGTGTTTGTAACTGGTGTATTAGTTAGCTTAGCATAATCATAATATATCTTACTTAATGTAGGGTATGTCTTTATAGTTTTTCTGTTATCTGGTTTGATAAATTCATCTAAACTTTTTTGTATGAATTCGTTAAATGTTAATTCACCGACATTAACTTCTTTGTCGTAAGGGAATGTTAAATCAGAATTAACACTCGTATTACTTCTGTTTAGTAACCTGTATATAGTAAAGTCGAATATTTTATCTGATGATAAAAATACCTCTAATTCTTTCGAGTTTATAACTAACCTGGAATCATCCTCATAATATTCAGTATACCCTACGGAGTCTTCGGATAACCTTAATACTTTATCTTCTGAATATACCCAAGACTTTACATTGTCAACGCGTCTATCTAGGTTAAATAGAGGTGTCTTACCTTCGTATTCATAAGCTTTTATATAGGCATTACCAAAATCGTAAGGTCCGTAATTTTTACCATCATTGCTTAAGTTGAAGCCGCTCTCTTGGTATTGAACTTGTCCTGGTACTGTTGGATACCCATCTCTGTCTATAGGTAGTAATGTTAGCAGAACTTCGTCACTATATTTATACCCGTAAATGTCTCGTGCCTTGTCCTCAAAATTTAATTTTTGTCTAGCAACATAAACGTGTTCGTTTATTTCGAATATAGAGTCGGGTAAACCAACCAGATTTAATATAAATTCAATGGATTTTCTAGTTCCTTTTGATTTCCATAGATGGTACGAGTTTATAAATATTCTTCTCCATAGCTCTATATCTATTTCGGCTGGGGTTACTCCTGGCTCAACATTTAAATCTTCTAGACTAAACAATGATTCCATTATAGTTCCTTCATCCTCTACGTTGTAGGTTTCGAAACCTAACATATTACCATAGTTTTTAGTGAGTAGGTCTGGTATGTTTTCTATCTTGTCATAAGATAAGTTAGTCATATAGGTTATCCCATCAATATATTTCCTTACGTTATCGAAGTTTTTACCCATTAAACCTAATATCAAATTAAACCTTCTATCCTCTGTATCGAATTCTTTTAAAGAATCGGTAGTTAAGAACCTAGATATTAGATTAGTTTTAGTGGAATCGAAATCATCTGATATCCCATTTAATTTAGTTAGATATGAATCAAAATCATTGCTAAATAAATCTATATTAACTTCATCTATTTGAGGGAATATTAGTTTTTCGTTAACGTTTAGATTAACCCC